AGCACCACGCTCATGCGTATTATCAACAATAATGCACTGACCAAGTCATCATTTTGCCCAGATTTGGCTTTGAAGCTGGTGCCTGATGCAACAAAACTTTTTAGTTCGCTGATTAGGCCTCTGCTGAGAATCCGCATCTTGTTTCCTTCAATAAGGAATTTTATTCTAGCACAAGCTGATATCTTGTTGCCAAATGTGGTGTTAAATCCTTTGCGAAACTTGCGCACATGGCCTTTCTTTACAGGTTCACTAACAAACAATCCTGGAAATGTATCTTCTCCCAAATCCTTGATAACTACCAAAGCCGCTTCGCCCAGTGTGTTATTTTCGCAAGACCAATAGATGCTGTTGGGGTATCCCGGACCTATTTTTTCTTCTAAATTCTTTAAGATATCTCTAAATATCTTTACTTGATCCTGCACAATGGTTAAATTGTGTTGCCACTCCGCCACTTGTGTAAAGCTGGGCAATTCAAATACCTGTATTGCGGCATAGTCGCCTCCTGTACCTAAACTGGGATCTAATGCGGCCAAATACAAGTTACCGCCCACTGGTTGTTTGTACCATCGAACTTGTCCCATTTTTTCAATAGGATCACGGCCCAGCAATTCTGCCAGTTTTAATGAGCTAATTAAGGTTTCATCGTAAACTAAGAACTCACACCCGTACTCTCGGCGGAATCGTTCCTCGCCAATACGTCCCAGTTCCACACGCTTCCATTCATCGTCTCGATCAGGATGTTCATTCCACTCAGCACGGAATCCATGAAATCCATTACGACCCAGGCCATCTGTGCTTACATCGCCGTATTCGTCAAATGTGTCTTGACTTTCTTTCCAGATGATAGCAAACTCATCTTCGTCGCTGTTAGGCGTTGAAGTGATAATTGCTCGACCACCAGTTGCTAGTGTCGGGGAAATTGAAGTCCAAAACTCAGTGGCGATATTGGGCTGTACGAAAGCAAACTCATCGCAATATAGTAAGGATATGGACATACCACGACCGGTATTGCCAGTAGTAGTAGCTGATACAATTCTTGAGCCGTTGTCAAAGTCTATACTCCCTTTGTTGTAGCTGACCACCCCGCATCTTATGTGGTCCTCGCATAGTTCGTATCCATAACGAATACGTTGCATAATTTCCTGTGCGCCGGTGTATTTGTGCGCGGCCACTAGAATCGTTTGATCTGGATGGAACATTGCAAACCATAGCAAATAGCTTGATGCACAAGTTGTCTTGCCGCTTTGACGCGGCAGCATATTGATATTAAAACGATAATCGTGATAACTGTGCAACAATCGTTCTTGATATTCAAATGGTTGAAACAGCATCTTGCCCTTGACAGGATGCTGTATGTGAAAATGATTGCGAGAAAAATGCAAATAACCGTCTTTTGGATCCGAACAAGCTAGTAAATCTACAACTTGATCTTCCGTGAATTTTTCACGGGTATGTGCTTTCTTGGTGATTACACCATCTAAACTTTTTGCCATACGTTATTTACATAAAAAAACGACCCGAAGGTCGTTTTTTGAAGAATAATATTTTAAGGTTAACCCTGTGTAACGCCTGCTGGACCACGATCGTCTTTAACTCCGCCAGCTTTCATCAAGTCAGCTCGGTCACTGTATTTGTCGCGTTTTACATCTTTGGCTGCTTTTTTAATAGCAGGAGTTTGTTTATCTTTGTCAATATGTTTAAGTGCATCAAAATTTTCTTCTTTGGCTTCTTTAATTTCATTATACAACGCCGATAAACGACCCACTAAAGTTTCATGTACTGGGGCACCTTGCGGCAATCCAGCTTGACGTTTACGATGATCGCCACTGTTAATTGGAGCACCTACATCAGTAACTGCATCAATGCCTGCTGTGGAAGTATTGGGTTCAGTGGTTGCCATACCAAACCCGCCGTCGCCTTGTTCCTCATCAAATGCAACTTCAATACCATCTCCGCCAAATAATTTACTAACATCGTGACTATGAACATCTGTATTGTCACTACTTTCGATATCACGTAAAATACTCATCAAGTCGCGAATGCCGCCGGCGCCGCTGCCATTCATACTAATGTTCATAGTAAGTGAATCTTGCTGTCCTTGATGGCTGCTCATACCCATCATACCCATTGGCATGTCACCGCACTCTTCTAATGACTCGTTTGCAGTAGTTGGTTCTTTTTTAGAGTTATCGGTTGTGCTTGTAACTTTAGCACTTTGCGCAGGAATAGTTCCACTTAATCTTTCTCCAGGAACTTTTGGTTTGTATGAAACTGTTCCGTCGGCATTTTTTGTTTTGATGACGCCGCCTGGAGCAGTTGGCTCAGGATTAGCTCCTTCGTCTATACTTCTAATACGTTGATATAATTCTGTAAAGTTCATGTTATCTTCCTCCTATCGGACTTTTACTTCCAGTAGATTTTGGTTTAGTTTGCTTAGGTTGTTTTTCAACAGGAACTTTTTTAGCCAGTAACGTATCGTTAACACCCTTAACTTGTTCTAATTCTTTTTTAGTTTTAGTTAATTCTTTAAGAAAATTTTCTTTCTTTTTCTCGCCTACTAAGTCTTGATTATCACTATTTTCGTATTCAGTAGTAAGTACAGACTTTCCAGATTTAGTAGAATTTTTTCCGTTAATTGCCAGTTCTTCTTCTTCTTTTACATTACGAACACGAATATCGCCTTTTGAAAAACGAAGCTTTTCTGCAATCATATTAGCAATTTGTAAACTAGTTGTAGGATAACTTGTTGCAACATCAAAAACTGTTACAGCAACATTGGAATGATTAGGAAATTCGATTTGAGTTTCTTGTATAGGTGTTCTTTTTCCTGCGCTACACGATTCTACATGGAATTCGGCCAATGCAGATTTAATAAGTGCCGCACAGTCCTTTGGACAATCCCCGGCAATTTTAACTTTAAATTCGTAGACTTTTTTACTTTCTACTAGATACTGTGTAAATGATTTCATTGTATATTCCTGATAATGTATTTATTTCATATTGCGTAGTTTTTCCAATAGACTATTGCGATCTGCTACAATAAAGCCATCTCCGGGTATACTAACACTGTTGTCTTCTTGGATTGAATCATTATCTAATTTTTGTTTCTTGAGCTGTAACTCGATCATTTTGAGTTTTTTGTCAATTTTGGCAGCTTTTGCGTCAATAGCATTTTTAAGCATACCGCCAGCAACTTCAAAAATACGTCCGCTATAACGTGCTTCTACGTTCATGCCTAGATCCATTAGATCATCATAAGCATCTGTAGCACGTTGAGCAAGCGCATCAAACTCAGCATCGCTAGCATCGCCTAGTCCTTTAACTGCGGGCAATGCTGCCGAAATTTTGTCAAATTCGCTCATATCGCGAAGGAACGGCTGTACAACTTCAGCTTTGGCTTTTTTCTTTTCTTCTTCCGTGACTAGTTTTTTGCTTTCAGGAAGGTTTAAAATTTCTTCAAGTTTCTTCATATTATTACTTATGCAGTGCCTGTGTGAAACAGATCATTTTCGTTGAGGACACGGAACTTAATACCCTGTTGTTTACACCATAGATTAGCGGCACTCCACTTGGCTTGATTTTTAATAAACTGTGCTTGATTGTATTTGTTTTTGCCCACACGTTCAATAATCTGCTGGCTAGACGGTTTAATTTCAATCAGCTCAACTATCATTTTACTGTTTTTATCTATATACTGGATAAAAAAATCTGGGACATAAACTGTTTGGCGGCCAGTTAGTGGATCTCTATAAGGTATTTGTATAGCTTCACTTGCCCATTTTTGTACACTTTTGTTATTGTCGCAAAAATTCATAAAACTCCACTCCCAACTGGATCTATACGTAGGCACTTTATTTCCTATGTATTTTTCAGGATGCTTCATTACAAATTTTCCACGGGCAAATTTTGAGGCCATGTTATACTAAAATATTTCTACTTTCGTATGTGTCTGCTATTGTAGAAATATGATATCCAAGGATACTTGTTTTTTCTCTGTAAGAGTTTAATACTTGGGCAACAACTTGGCCAAGCTGAACATCTGTCAATCCTTTAAGACTATCAAGTAATACAAATACGTTTACATTGTCAACCCGTGATTGGTTGAGTAGAATAATTGCAGTACTTCTTGCACTGTCTGTATCAAATCCTCGTTTCATAAAGAATCCAACAGTTGCATCAATTTCGTTAGCAGGAAACGTAACTTCATGCACAAAGAAGTTGTCAAAAAACTGTTTAGCATCGACTGTGCTGGACTGTGCTTGCGGTAAATTATTAGCCATATATTATCTTAAATTAACTTTTTTTGCTTCTGTTATGTTTGACTCAGTTGTTTTAACCGGGAATGTTATTCCTTGAATGCCGCCCACTGTTTGGGTTGAGTTTGTAGATAGCAGTCCAGGAGTGCCTTGAAGTGTTTTTTCTTGAGTGTTTTGGTATGTGTTAACCGACTCAACAACATTGTTTAGGGTTTCTGCATTGTTTCTTGTGACATTTTGTTGAGATACAAAACTTGGGCTTAAACTATTAGAGTCGACCACGCCTTCTAATGGACTAGGTGTAACGTCATAATGTTCAAATCCAAAACCTTCAACGGTTTCTGGACTAACAATACCTGCATCGTACGACACTGCTTCAAACACAATAGACATTGTGTTGTCGTGTACTTTTGTACTGCTATAATCTAATACTGCATGATCCCATGAAGCAATTAGCGGGTTATGTAGTTTATAACTTACAAATTCATGACGAGCCATTTGATAAATTGTTATATGATTAAAAAATGGAATATTGCTACCATTATCTAAACCAAACGGTGTGGTAATAAAATCAAAATTCTTAATCGCATTTCTATTGTAAGCAGTGCCGTTTTTTGCACTAGTAGGATCTGCATAATAATAGCTGTAATAGTTTTGCCATAGTTGATTGATCAATCCCATGTTATCATCATGAAATTTAATTGTGGCATTTTCGTACTTGTGCTGAGTCTGTATTACTTTTTTTCTATTATACTGGTTAACTGTTTCTGCGGCCAAAGTGAACTTGGGTAACGATATACTTTTAACCAGCATGTTAATTTCGTTTCTATGACGTTGCAATAAGTCAATACTTTTTAATGCTCCAGGATTAATACTAAAAGACACATGAAATAAATGATCAAACTTTGGTGCAAGTCTAAAAGAATCGTCTGCAAATAACCGGCTTGCATGACGCTGATCTCGTAAGTAGACAAAGCTAGTAGGACTATGAGTTTTTAAATATTTGTTAGGTGTAAAGGCCATAATAATATTTATCTTAAATATTAACTACGTAGTTAATGATTACCCACTAAAAAACCCGCTCAGCGGGTTTTTAGTTTGGTTATTATCTGTAAGGAACGCCGCCGCCTGTTGTAGCTGTACCAGCACGTTTCTGTGCAAATCCTTCAGTTCCCATACCAGCACCTGGCCCAATTTGCTGTGCGTTATCGTATTGGATAGAAAGATCAATCATTGCTATATCAGCATTACCTGTGTAGCTTAATGCAGAATATGTTGTGGTATCAACATAGCAACCATACAATTCCCATGTTTCAAGAACTGTAGGAGTGTTAGTTCCATTACCACCATCTAACATTTCAATGCGTGTAAGAAACTTATAATCACCGGCACTGGCCGCAGAACTTTGTTCAAAGAAGTCAAACTGCTTTTGATTCTGTTCGCCAACCAACTTGCTCACGTTGTTTGACACATCGTCACGTAGTTTAACTGTTACTGCGGTCCATGTTGGCTTACCAGCATAATGAATTTTGCTGTTATAAACTTCAATAGTGGCGTCTTGGAACTTAACAACCGGTCGGCTACAATCAGCTACTTGTTTTGTTAATTCTACTGTGCCGCCCGAGACACCAAAGTTTTCAAAGCTAACTCTGAATCTGTACTTTAACTTAGGCATTAACATGCCTTGAGTACTCGAGCTTTGGTTACTTGCTAGCGGTACTGTAAATCTTGATAATGATGCAATTGACATTGTGTTCTCCTAATTATTATAGACCTTTAATCTCGCCAGTATTCTTTAAGCGTAATGGAATGTAAATAAATTCCACTGCTTTTACTGGTTCAATTGCGACATCAAGGTATAGTTCGCTACGATCAATTCTTGCTGGTGTATTGTTTGATGTATCGCAAACTACAAGATAGTCATA